TTTGCTCATTGCCCTGCGCTACCTGAAGCTCAATCTTCAGCCGCTCATTTTCCGTATTAAGTCGGCGCAGTTCGGCGGCGGCATCATGTCGCCAGTCTTCCGTGTTGCAGGACTCGCACTGCGGATCGGTTCGGCCTCTGTCCTTGTATGCAGGCAGGCAGCGGCAGTAGTCCTCGCCAATCTCATCAGCTAGGCGCAGGGCGAGTGGTTGTTTTTCCATGATGTTCCTTAGATGATCTATTTATTTCAGCGCGTCAGCGCCCCCACGAGTGCCGAAAAAGGATTGCTGTAATCGCGCCAGGTGCGCCCGGTCTTAATGCAGCTCACGGTGGCCTGCGTGATTCCGTACTGCGCGGCAATCACGCGCTGCGGGCCCTCTGCGGCGCGGATCTGCGCGACGATATCGAGGTTTAGCTTTGACTTCTCCCGCGCCTTATCGGCAATGTTCTTCATGCGCAGCGGGTTGGTGAGGTAGTTACGTTCCTTAGCGATGCGCTTTTGCAGCTTGTTGCGGGTGATCACCGTAATGTGAGCAGGGTTCACGCAAAGGGGATTTCCGCACTTGTGCGTGACGACCTTCTTGTTCACGTCAATGCCCATATCAAGGGCGAGAAAGCGCCGCACGCCGGTCACGCGCCCGTTATGGCGCATCGTGGGCGTCGCCCCATGGGGCTGCACTGCGCCGGTCCACTCCCAGCATTCCTCGTGCATCACGCAGCGGTTTCTGACAAATTCTTGCAGCGGTGTCACTTCTTGTTCTCCATGTCGCGGTGGTCGTTGAACTCGTTGTTCAGGACGGCGTAGGCGAGCTTGCGCACCTCGTGCGTCACGGCGTGCCCCAGGTCCTCGGGGTCGAGCATCCGGCGTAGGAGCGCCGTCTTTTCCATTGAGCGATGGCGCTCGTTCTCCAGCTGCGTGCCCAGAAAAATGATGTGCTCGCGCATGGTTTGGCGTTCTGCGTCTTGCATTTAAGCCACCTTATCCAGTCCGAGGTTCTTCCACATCTGCAGGCCTCGCTCATAAAAAGCGTCGTCTGGCTCCTGCACGTTTCTCAGCCTGATCTCGGCCTGCATCTCATCTGCCATATCCATGACGCTAGTCATCAGGATCGGCTTAAGGTTTTCCGGGATGCGTTTGTAGATCAGCGTCTGCTGCAGCATCTCCAGCACTTCGTCATGTGTCAGTTTTCTCATTTGGTTTTCTCCTTCATAGGTTTAGGGCAGTTCTCCGGGGGCACCACGACGGCCCAGACGGCTTCGTAGGTGCGGGTGTGCTTGATCCATCGGTCTATGTAAGCGTCTGGCATGCGCCGCAGGATGCGCCAGCAGTGGACCTTGTCTACTCCTGTGTTCATGGCGATCTGCGAGATCGTCATGCCGTCATCCACCTGGCGCAGGATGCTTCGCACTTGCGCGATGCGTTGGCCTTTCTTCATGCTCTGCTGTAGATCGTGAAGCGCTTTACGTCGGTAATCCGCTGCGCGTGGCTGGCTTTGCTGATGCCAGGGATGTGCGAGATATCGCGCCCGGCCTCGCGTTCGCGCTCCACGACTGCCGACTGCTTCGCGGACAGCAGGTGATTGACGTTAGCCTCGGCAAAGATGCTGGGCCGCTTTTGCTTGCGCCATAGGAAGGGCGACTCGGGGTGGCAGTTGCAGGTCATCGTACGTATTCAAGGATGAGATAAGGGGTGAGCAGCGCCGCAACGACGATGCCCCAGAACTTCATGTTCTCGCGCAGCTCTTCGTCAAGCGCCAGTGGGATGGCGATGAGAACGGAAACGCACAGGATGAGGGTGGTGAAGACGAGGATTAGCATTCATGCCCCCCTTGCGCGGATGGCGGCGGCGCATCGGAGCGCCACTAGCGCCGCGCCAGTTGCTTCGTTTTCAATCTGAAGCGCGGAAAGATGCCCCGACTCAAGAAACGAGTTCCTACGTCGGATTGCAGCTTTCGGGGCCATGAGTTCAGCCTCTTTCGCACACGCCTCGCGCTCGGCTGCGGCGACAAGGGCGGCGAAGCGTTCAATTTCCTCTGTAAAGCACACCCAATCATCACCAGCAATTTGCTCAAACCGAGCCTCCCGCGCCATGCGGATGATGTCGTCTCGGGTCATTCCCCACCCCCGATCCCGTAAGCGCGCTCGATGGCGCGGGCGAATGCTTTCATGCCGGGCGGCAGTCGCTTCGTTTCTGCGTCAATGCCCACCAAAATCTCAAGCATCTCCGCATCCGTCAGCGGCTGGCGCTGGGGCGGGGCGATAAATCGGTCGCCTCCGCAGTATTCACACACTAGCTCCTGCCGCTCGGCCTGCTCAATGGCGAGGCCAAGAATCGACATGGCTACCGACAGCCTATCGTCGTCGCTCTTGTGGTAATCACGCAGCGCCTCCAGCGCCTGCCTCATTGCGTCGAGGTTCATAGCGTCCTCCCCGCAGGTTTGTCAGCGCACGGCCAGACGCCGCGCAGCACGTGCACCACGATCTGATTAGCCGGCAAGTGGCGAATGGCCGGGGTGTTCTCGAGATAGTTCTTCACCATGTCTCGGATCTGTCCTGCCGTGACGTTCTCTGGCGGGCAGTGGGTGATGCCATAAAGGGCGTCAGACACGCCGACGATGTAGCCAATCCCAATGGCGGGCATGACGTTCGTTCCACTGTTGTTGTTTAGCTCAGACAGTAGCTTGTTGCCATCCTTGAAGAAGGCGTGAGCAGAGCCGGCCACCAGGGCGGCGCATATGAGCACGGCCGCTCTCATCTCGTCCCCGCAATCTGATCCATCTCGAGCTGCTTGATCCGCTCCCGGAGCGCCTCTATCTCGCGGCCCCAATATGAGCGCGCGGTGCGCTCGCCGGCAACCCATCCGGCCATGGCGCCTTTGGTCGCGGCCTGGCGAACCAGGCGCACGACGTCCTCGGTAGACAGCATCCCGATAGAGTTTTGCGGGGGCTGCATCTCCATGACGATCTTGTCAATCTCGGCGTTTAGCTTGTCGTGCATTACTTGCTCCTTTCTTGCAGCATGGCGTCGGCCATCTCGTATGCGTATTTAGCTCGTGTCTCGTTGTCATACGCAGGCGGCTGATTGGCCGGGCCACCAATCAGCATCGCCTTGGCCGCGAAGTAGTCGCGCAGGGTCATGCCGTGCTCGTCATCGCCTAAGTCAAAGTGCATTGCGGGGAAAGCCGGGCCGCCGTTCACAGCCACCCCCCGACGATTGCAATCAGCAGGCCGAACAGAATCACTCCGCACAGGCCGGTGATGAGCTTGTCCACGAAGGAAAACTCGGAGGGCTTCTCGTAGATGCCGCCACGGGCGTAGGGGCCGAAGGCTTCTTCAAGAGTACGGGGGTGGCGTTTGGTGGTTTGCATTGCGTTCTCCGTTTGCGTTGTTGACGGCCTGATTATCTGCTTGTTGCAGAGTTTGTCAACTCCCATACAGTTCAGTCAACTATTACCCGTCTAGAATCGGCTCCGGGCGTGGTTATCAGTTACCCGCGCCCCGCTGCGGCGTCTCCCCGCAGTTGCCATCCTTCGGGGCGGGGGTCACACCTCGCCCCTCTTTTTGACCGTTTAGTCATCAACAGTTTAGAATTTTAGACATGACTACAGCGGCGCAACAAGCAATTTCTGACATCAAGAGCAAGGCCGAATCAGCGGGTTTTCGCATGAGCGACGTCTGCCGGGTGGCGGAGATCGACCAGGCGCAGGTCAGCCGCTGGGCTAACGGCGTCACGGAGCCCCTATACGGGTCCGTAAAGCGCTTAGAGCAGTCGGTCGAGGCCCTCATAGCCGCGCGCCTTAAAACGCTGTCTGAGGCCATGGACGCGGCCGTAGGCAAGGCGTGAGAGTCCTGGGCATTGACGTCGGCCTAAACGGCGCCATCGCGCTGATCGCGGACGGGCAGCTGCTGGAGGTCCACGACATGCCCACCGTGACGCTGGAGCGCAACAACAAGACAAAGCGCATGGTGAATGCGCAGTCTCTGTCCCTAATTATTCGCGGTGCCAAGGCAGACGCTGCCTACCTTGAGCGCCTAAACGCCATGCCAGGCCAGGGCGTCACGTCGATGTTCTCGATGGGCCAGAGCCTGGGCGTAGTCCTTGGGGTGCTGGCGGCCTGCGAGGTTCCCACCACGACGATCCCGCCGCGCACCTGGCAGAAAGCGCTGGACGTGCCCCAGGGAAAGGATGGCTCTCGCTACCGCGCCGCCCAACTGTTCCCAGAGCACGCCGATATGTTTTCTCGCGTGAAGGACGATGGCCGCTCCGACGCCACCCTGATCGCGGCTTATGGTGCAAAGCAGCAATGAACGTTAACCACTGGGAAAGCCTCGATCCGTTCCCGCATCTGGTGTTAGACAACTTCCTGGACGACGCTTTGGCGCGCCAGCTGGCCGGCGACTTCCCGGATTACGCTAGCACCTGGTGGCATAGTTACGAGAACGCGATTGAGGTAAAAAAGGCGTGCAACAACTGGCACGCCTTCACGCCGGCGCTGTATCAGTTCTTCGCGGAGATCAACTCGCCCGAATGCGTGCGCATCTTTGAGCGCCTGACGCACTGCACGCTCTATCCCGATCACGGACTTCACGGTGGTGGGCTGCATATCCACGGTGCCGGTGGCAAGCTAAACACGCATCTGGACTACAGCATCCACCCCAAGCTCGGCCTCGAGCGCCGGCTCAACTTGATCATTTACCTCAATCCTGATTGGGATGAGACGTGGGGTGGCGCACTGGGCCTGTGGACCGACGACGGCGGCAAGCCTGGGCGGCTCGTTAAGTCCATCGCGCCGCTGTTTAACCGCGCCGTGATCTTCGACACCACGAATGCGTGGCACGGGCTGCCTGAGCCGATCACCTGCCCGCCGGGGCAGTACCGCAAGTCTTTGGCTGTGTACTACCTGTGCGAGCCCCGCGTGGGCGCGGTGGACAGGAATCGCGCTCTGTTTGCGCCGACTGAGGAGCAGTCTAGCGACCGCGAGGTGCTGGATCTGATTGCGCGTCGGGCGCGTTAGGGCCGGCTTTTAATCACCTCCAGCCACAGCAGGCCAATATTGGCCCAGGCGTAGCCGGAATAAACGATCCCCATCGACCAGTCGCCGCGAAGCAGGTACACGCCCATCGCGGCGGCGTAGCACAGAGTCGGCACCAGCACGAACCAGAAGGCAAGGCTCATAGCTTGCTCACGTCGATGACCTGGCCGCGAAACTGGATAAAGCCAGGCGCCATCGCGTGCACGAGTTCCGGCCAGAGAAGGCGGGAATTATGGAACGTGAGCACGGAAAATCCGGAACGCCAGTTCGTCGGGTTGTCCTCAAGGTAATCCACGAACTGCGGGCCAGCAGGCTCGGCCAGGGTTCCGGTGTCCACGCCAAACCGCTCCCCGTTGTAGTCCGAGAACGGCGTCACCTTGAGTGAATGCAGGTGGCCCGTAACGATTGACTTGCCGGAATTGACGGTGTTGTTATGGGTGGCGTGAACCCCACCCTTCATGCGGTGCTTGACGACGACGTCCTCGGTCGGCCAGCAGCTCCAGCAGGGAATCCAGTCAGGGAAATGGTCCTTGAGTTTGAACCCGCCAACGTGCATGAATTCGGGGACAGTATTGGCTAGGCGGTTTTCAAAGCGGGCATCGTGGTTCCCGAGCGCCCAGATCAGTTTAGCTTTGCTATACGCCCGCTTGGCCTCATCGTCGATCTCGCCCAGGTACATCTCGCAGGCCTTGAGCTCTTCAATGACGCTAGGCTTTGAATCCCACCCCACCCTGGGGAATCTACTGATGGCGGCTCCGTCAAATGCATCGCCTCCATTGATCACAGCCTTGGGCTTAAGCTCTTTTATCGCCCATAGAAGTCCCTTAAAGGCGGTGGTACGAATGCCAGGCCAAAAGTGTGCGTCCGAGAACACGATGACCGTACCATTTTCGATACCCAGGTGATGCCTTGCCGAGTGCTCGTGCGCAGTGGATATCCAGTTATGCGCCCTCGTCTGGTCGGCGGCTTTCATGGGTTGGTCGTATTTCTTTTCCAGCCGGCGGCGGCGACGAAAGACTGCCTGGCGGCTGACGCCGATGACGTCGGCGACTGCTGCCGCCGACTTATGCAGCTTCCAAAGCTCCATAAACTCCTGATCACTGATCGCTGGCACGGGCATTCATGGCTCCCAATACACGCTCGAGAACGTTTATCACGCGGTGTTCGGCGCTCTCGAGTTGCTCCGGCGTGGCTTTCTGATCCTGCGCGGCAGCAATCAGTTCGTAAAGGAAGATGTGTAACACCTCATGAAGTGCGGTGTGTGACAGCGACGACGGCGTTATGGCCTCCGCGCCAAAGTCGCCCAAGCGATAAATCGCCAGGCGAGCAGGGCTGTCGCATTCCACCGACGCCATGGCGCCGCGAGCAGGTTTGATTCCCCGCTCAATGCGCCAGTCCTGAAGGTTGAGAAGTCGCTGCCAGTGCCTAACAAATTCATCGAACTGCTTGGCCTGCTGCTCGTTTGGTTTGTTAGGCATGGCGGGTTAGTCGCCCAAGATCCCAGCAGACAATCCAACACTACCAGTCGTCGGCAGTGCCCGTCGAATTAATTCATCCATTGCCGGAGAAATGGCGCCGGAAGGAGCGACACCAGACTGCAGACCTCTAGCGATGGCAGTAGCCGGGGCAGACGTGTAGGCGCTGGCGGCGATGTTTGTCGGCATGGAAAGCAGCACGTTAAGGGGCGTGTACTCCATCATCCTGGTGGCCGTTCCACTGTCTCCAACAATCGGACGGAAAGCCTGCGCGAATCGTGCGGCCTCATACATCGGCGTCGTGTTGCCGCCAAAGACAAAGCCTCTCGGATCTTTGCGAGTTAGAGCCGACGCAAGGTTGAGTCCAGACACATTACCGGAGGACGGATTGATAACGTTCGGGCTGGTGCGAAGCGTCATCAGGTTGCGATAGTTGGCACGAGCCGCCTGGAATGCGGCCTGCTCCTCGGCGCTTAAGCCAGAGGCGAGCATATCGTCGACGATTTCCTTGATCTGGAAAAGAGCATTGCCAAGTTCACGATCGCCGCTGGCGCTGGTCATCTCATTTTTGGCGCGGCGACCAATCTTTGAAGACAATGTCGAAAGCTGATTGCCGGTTGCCTCGCCCTTTTCCGCAAAGCCTTGCAGCTGCTTGACAAAAATATTGGACTTCAGCGGCTGAGTCGTCAGCCCCTCAAAAGCGTTGTCAATCAGGTCGATGCCGTTAGCGACATACATACCATCGACTTTTTGAGCGTTAGGGCTGGCAACCCTGTTGTAGACACTGCTGATCTTGCGCTGCGCCTCGGCTAGAACAGGGTTGCTCAACTCGTCCTTATCCACACCAATGGCTCGCGCCGCAGCACGATTGAGGACGGACTGGTTCGCTGATTTGATCTGATTGAACGGGCCAGACGTAAATGGGCTTGACTCAAGACGAGCCTCCATCTGAAGCAGGGACCGGCTGCCAGTTTCCTGGCCTGGAGTCGTGCGAAACCCGAGTTCTTTGCCGCGAGCCAGGATTGACCGCTGCGCCTCAGTAAGGCCAGCCGACACGTCGGGGCCGACAGCGCCAGGCGTAACCTGCCCACCTGTAACGGTGGCGGTCGGAGTCGTCGTGGCGGTGGTTTGCGCCTGCGCAGTAGTCGGCGCACCAGGCGCGGCCGGAGCCGCTGCGCGGCCGCGGCCAAGCAATGCCGCAACGGCTTTGTCGGCCAAGTAGCCGCCAGCGCCGCCAGCAATAGTACCGACGCCGGCTTGTTCTGCCTTTTGCGTGAAGAAATCGCCTGCGCCCATATCCGGAGCGCCACGAACAGGCTGCAGCACGCCAGAGACACCGCCAGAGACTGCGCCGGCGCGGACAGGCGATGCGGCAACATTCAAAGCGCGAGCGGCGCCAGCACCAGGTGCTATAGAGCCAGCGATGTTTCCAACAAGACGGCCGACATCAATTTCTCCCGGGGCAAATTGCCCCTCTCGAGCGCGGCGATACAGAGCTTCGTTTTGGCGGTTGATCTCCTCAACACGCTGGCGCTCCTCACGCATGAATCTTTCCATGCCAGAGCCAGACGGAGAGATGGCCTCAAGTCCCCTAGTCAACAGCTGGGCACCAGCCTCAGGGATGTCCATCAGACCGCGAATCACACCGCCCACGGGAGATGATGCGACCTTTTCGCCTACAGTTTTCGGTACTGCAGGAATCTTCGGCTCCGGCCTTGCCTGCGGCAGATCAATGGGAGCACCCTGCAAATTCTTGATGGCTTGAATGATCTGCTCATCCGTCATCGTGGATGGGAAAGCAACCGGCCCAATATTGGGAACTTGGACAATTTTGTCGGCCATCTTTATTCCTCAACGTATCGAGTGATGCCAGTTGCTGGATCGGTTACCAGCCTACCACGCCCCGCAGCTGCCGCGCTTCTCACGGTCTTATATGCGGGGCCAGAGCGAACCTGCATTGCGATTTCTGCAGCGCGTCGTGCTTCCGCCTTTTGCTGAATGACCTTTGGCTTGTCGTCAACTTTCGGAAAGTACTTCTCAATTTCCTTTTGCATTTCGTCTACGCCAATGACAGCTCCAGACTCTGCACGCAGGTTCGCCGTAACCCAGTTTTCCTGCGCTTGGCGGTACTGCTGCCGACCTTCAGTCTCAAAGTAATTTGCGATTCCAGTAGTTGCACCAGCCGAAGGAATAGACCTCAAAATTGCTTGAGTCCTAGAGGGTTGGCCAAAAGCCTGCTCCAGCGTCAAAGGTTTCCCATTCGCGTCAACAACTGGCCTATTAGTCGTCGGATCAACTATCGGCTGGTTGAATATTTGAGTCGCTTGATTCATGCGTAAAGCAAAGCCAGCAGACTTAGACTGGTCCTCAGTCGGCTTCGGACCCGTGCCCGGAATGACCGGCTGCAGACCTGCTGTAGCTGGCCCAGCCGCCGCGGGCGCAGCAGCAGCAGCGGCAGGGGCCGCGCCACCGGCCGGAGCAGCCGGGGCGACACCGCCAGCTGCAGGAGCGCGAGGGGCGGCGCCGCCGCCGCCACCGAGAACGTAAAGGCCGGTTTCTGCATTGCCGACCACTTGAGGCGCAAGCGTTTTTCCCAGAGTTGTTCCTGGGCGGACCGCATCCATATCAACAAATTGGATGCTGCCGCCAACATCAACTCGCTCAATTTTGCGGGGCGGTCCAAACTGCTCAACGGTTTTGTAAGTGCCGTCGTCATAACGCTGCACAAGAACTTGCTTTCCGCTGGCCCGTTCCGTAACGACTTGAGGCTCGCCAGTAGGCTTAGATGCCGGCTCAAACTCTTTTGGCAGCTGCTTAAAGCCGCCAGTCTTGGTGCGTTGCACATAGCCGGTTGCGGTCTTAATCGGCTCGCCGACAACTTCCTCGCGGCTCGGGGCCAACTTTTCCGCCATGTCAATAAAGCGCGTCGCGTCCTCTCCCTTGCCAAAGGCTGCATATACATCAGCAACCCGGCGATATTGAGAAGCTTTAATTTCATTTTCGCTCATTGCCGGCTGCGCCACGGGTTGACCGATCAGGGCTGCACGCTCTACAGTAGGGCCAATTCGCATACCCGGAACAGCAAGCGCACCGGTAGGGGTAATCTCGCCCTGCGCAGACACGGGAGCGCCTTCGCCCGTAAGGATGCCGGCGATCCTGGTCTGCAGATCACGCGCACGCTTTGCCTCGTCCAGCTTCTGACGCGTCAGCATCTGCGCAAGCGCAGACTCGGTGCCCTTTTGCATCCCAGCTTGGCCCGCCGTAAAGGCAGAGCCCAGAGCCTGGCCCAGGCTGGTTCGCGTCGTGCTCGGCCCCGCGGCCTGGAGCAGAGCTGCAGCGGCCGAGAGGCCCGCCTGCTGCTGAATCGCGGCGCGCTGCTCAGGCGTGAGCAGATCGTCAAGGGCGGACAAGCCACCGCCGAAAGCGCCGCCAAGCAGGCCGCCAAAGTCAAATGACGTTGCCATATCTTCCCCTTACAGCAAACCAGCCAGAGCGCCCAGCGCGGCACCGGGACCCGCACCGAGTCCCACCAAACCGCCCAGCTGCGCACCGCCCAACGCTCCGCCCAGGGCGCCAGCGGCACGGTTTTGATACAGCGGCGTGCTTTGCGTCATGCCCAGATTGGGCAGGTTCAGGCTGATGCCGCTTTGAGCAATGCCCAGGCGCTCCAGGCCAATGTTGCGCAGCGCATCCAGCTGCTGCTGCGTGAACGCTTGGCGGGCACCGCCCAGACCCATAACGTCCATCGCGCCCTGACGGCCGATCTGGCGCGCCTGCTGCGCAAGTTGCGCCGCTTGGCCGTAGCCCTGTTGGCGCAGGTTGGCGGCAGTCGTGGCCGCCTGGCGCAGCGCGGCCTGATTAGTCAGCGCCTGCTGCACACCCTGACGGGAGCCGCCAAAGGCGCGAGCGGCCGTGGCGCGCTGGGCCTCGGCCAGCTGGCCCATACGGCGCGTGTCCTCTATGTCTTGCAGCGTGTTCTGAACAACTTGCTGCTCGTAAGGATTTTGAAAGGCGGCGATCTCTTGACCCGAGAACGGAGTCAGCCCGAGGTTAGTAAGCTGCTGCTCGCCAGCCTGATACAGCGGATTGAAACCGGCGAACTCGCGAACGGGAAGCGCGCCCGCGACTTGACGCGACTGCTGCAGGTTCTGCAGGTACGCAGTTTTAATGTCGGGATCGATTTCGGTTTTTACGGTTTGCGTGCCGCCGCTGCTTCTAGACATATCCAAACTCCTTAGACCGTTTCGCCGTTTTCACGGATAAATTTTGTATCAGACCCGATGGCGTTGAAAACACTCATCCAGAATTTTTCAACCGGCTTGAACAGCCAGCCGTGCTTGTTTTCGCCGTAGTAATACTTGCCGTATGACACCAGTGGATCAGCAAACGTCTTTACCACCAGGAGCTTGAACAGCTTGGATTCGCGCATCAGCGGGACGAAGACTTCCGCTAGCTTGTAATAGCCACGACGGTTCTTGTCGGTCATTTTTTCATCGCGGTATTTGCGCACGACACTGTCCATCGTGCCATCGCCATAACGCGCCTCAAGCATGATGAAGCAGCATCCACCGCCGCCACCTCCTCCGCCGCCACCGCCACCATCTCC